CTGTACGTCACCTCAGCCGCCGAAGCCGACGACGCCGCCCAACGCGAATGGGACAGGTGGGACGTATGAGCACCGTGACCCTTTGCGACGGCTGCCTAGACGAAATCGAGGAGACCGTCTGTCAACACCAGACCGGCGACTGGTGCGCCGAGTGCTGCCGATGCGGTGAATGCCTGCTCGACCTGGCAGACGACGCCGCTGATGACCTACTGACAACTCACTGGAAGGGCGAACTGTGAGCCTCACAACCCACCTGATGGAACAGCGAACAGACGAGTGGTACGCCGCCCGCTGTGGCCTCCTGACCGCATCCTCGATCGGTTCACTGCTGACACCGACTCTCAAAGTCGCCAACAACGAAACCTCGCGCGGTGTGACTGCCTCAGTGCTGGCCGAACGCATCACTGGCTTCGTTGACCCGACCTGGCAGAACGCGGATATGTCGCGCGGTGTGCTCGAAGAACCCCGCGCCGTTGAGACCTACGCGCGCCACTTCAACCGCGAAGTGACAACCGCTGGCCTCTTGGTGCGTGACGATTGGGGCTTCTCGATTGGCTACTCACCAGATGGTCTCGTTGGCGATGACGGGCTAGTCGAGGTCAAGTCACCCCGCCAAAAGGGCCACCTGCAAACCATCCTCGATGACCAAGTGCCCACCTACCACATGGCGCAGCTGCAAACCGGCCTCCTGGTCAGCGGTCGGCAATGGATCGACTTCGTGAGCTTCTGCGGAGGCATGCCCATCTGGGTTAAGCGAGTCGAACCCGACGAGGAATGGCAAGCCGCAATCCTCGCCGCCGCTGCCAACTTCGAGGACAACGCCGCCAAGTCACTCGCGGCCTACCAAGCCACAACCGCTGGCATGCCCGTGCCTGAGCGCTTCTACGAAATGGAAATGGTGATCTGAGATGGACCTGACAGACACAATCGCACCCAACAGCGACCAACTAGACGCCGTTGACCTCCTGAGCGGCCCTCGCACCTTCACCATCACGAAGGTCTCCAAGGGCAATGCCGAGCAGCCCGTGAACCTGCACTTGAGCGGCTTCCCACGAGTGTGGCGACCTGGCAAGTCAATGCGCCGTGTCCTGGTCTCAATCTGGGGGCCGGACGCAGCAACGTACGTCGGTCGTCGGGTGACCCTGTACTGCGATGAGCGTGTGCAGTTCGGGGGGCAGGCTGTTGGCGGCACCCGCATCAGCCACATGAGCCACCTCGAAGCAGCCAAATCCGTGCCGCTACTAGTCACGCGCGGCAAGTCGGCCATGTTCCGAGTCGAGCCACTGCCTGATGAACCCGAGCCTTCGCAGATTGACCAACTCCGCGCCGAGTGGATGACAGCCACCCCCGAACGTCAGGCCGAAATCGAGGCCGAGGTTGCCCGCATTGAGGCCGAAGGGGCGGGGTCATGAACCCCGACAACCAGGGCTGCGCAGTGGTGGCCATCCCGATGCTGCTGTTGTTCGTCGTGCTGGTGCTTGCGTGGGTGACCCGATGAGCACCCCGGAGCTACACCCGGCAGAGTCAATGGCGCTCACTGTCGCCCTGGCGCAGGTTCGGCGTGGCGACGACCCCGAGGCCAACGTCACTGCCATGTGTGTTTACGCACTCGCCAGGCTCACGGGGCGGTTCGACTGGACGGCAGGTGCCAAATGAGCGCGATCTACGTAAAGCCCGTCACCGCTCGCGCAGCGATGCTGTGTTGCACTTGCTGCGACACTTGGCAATCACCGACGTTCATATATGAGGGTTGCGGCCCGCACGTCAGGGCATGCGAGCCCGCCTTTCTTGAAGGCTGGCGGGTGTTCTTCAACGGCCACCGCGAATACGCCTATTGCCCGACTTGCAAGCCAACGGTCCCGATGGAGCTCGTCCACGGGAGCGCCAAATGAGCGCTCCACGGACCGCCGCCGAAGTGCAGGAGTGGAAGTGCGGGTGCCGCCCTCCTTGCAGCCAACGCCTCGATTATGGAGGACCTCTCATGAGCGCCTGCCGATGCCTCACCCAGCAACCCCTCCCGCACGAAGGCCACTGCTGCCTCAAGGACGGCTGGAACCCTGCCGCCGACCAGTTGCCGGACAAGCACCGCGACCTTGTTGTCTGCTCGCACTCTGCCGAGTGGGCAGCGCTGCATCAGGTGGGTGGTGAGTGATGCTGACCGACGCCCAAAAGAACGCGCTGCTGACCTGCGTCGACTGCGGAAACCTGCTTGAGAGCCACTGGCTCACAGGCCGCACCTCAAAGTGGTTCACCTGCCGCTCTGGCACACAATGCAGGGGCTTCAACACGACCGAAGCCGCTGTTGCCGCACTGATCGCCTCCGAGGTCCAGCAAGCCACGACCTACCTGGCTAGAGGTCAGCGGCGGTCAGTCTCGCTGCTCGCTGACGCCCAGGCCGAGCTGGCCACCGCCCGAGTCACAAACGACCGACTAAACCGCCGCGTGCAAATCGCCGAGTCGGCCCTGAACGAGCTCAACGGCAACGGCCAAGGTGCACCAAACAAGATTCACCGGGAGGTGTGGACCCGGCACCAGGAGGCCCAAGCCAAGCTCAACAAGATCGGAGCCCTCGCCGAAGCCTGGGAGCACACCGACCACGACGACGACGACCCCGAGCCCGACTGTGCGGGCTGCTGGTCTGCTTCCATCTGGGCGATTCTCGGGGGTGAGTCATGAGCACCTTGTTTGGCGAAGAACCCCCGGCCCCACCCGCACCACGCAAATGGACCGAGCGGGAAATCCTCGACCTACTCCGCGAGCGCTACACGCGGGAGGTCCTGGACGTCCCCTCGTTCATCTACGCCGAGCACGTCAGGAGTGGTGCCGGGTTCGGGGACTTCCACCTGCGCACAGCGGACGCGATAGCTATTGACCTCTGGCCCTCACGCGGCAACCACGTTCACGGCTTCGAGGTCAAGACAAGCCGCGCCGACTGGCTGACCGAGTTACGCGACCCTGCCAAGGCCGAAGCCGTACGCCGCTACTGCCACCGCTGGTGGCTAGTTGCGCCCGTCGAAGTCGTTCGCGACGACCTCCCCGAAGGCTGGGGATTCCTCACCATCACCGATGGGCGACTGCGGGTCAAGAAGTCCGCACCCGTTCTAACCCCCGAGCCGATCACTCACTCATTCCTCGCCGCGCTGAGCCGCGCACTCATCCGAACCAATGGAGGCACCCAATGAGCAACGCGGTAACCCCGCCGGCAGCCCGTGACCTCATTGGCGCGGTCGTGGAGTCCCTAGGCGGTGCGGCATGAGAGTCCGCTCCTTCCACCCCATCGCCCCCGACGTGCACAGCAAGGGCGCGCACTGGAGCGAGGATGCACTGTGCCGGGGAATCCCCGAAATCTTCTTCGCGCCCGTCAAAACGCGCCGCTCTGACCCGCCCGACTGGTCACGAGCCAAGCGCATCTGTGAGGGATGTCCCGTGAAGGACAAGTGCCTTGCCGACGGGCTGAAGGCGGACAAGCTGGGCGCGCACGGCATCTGGGGCGGACTTGACCCTGACGAGCGTGGGCGGTTGGGGGTGGACCTGTGAACCTGCCAACGTCAAGCGACTACCCGCTTATTCTGCACGGCGATTGCGTGGAGGAAATGCGCCAACTCCCCGAAGCGTCGGTTCACGCCGTGGTGACTGACCCGCCGTACGGGATCAACTTCATGGGTAAGGCGTGGGATGCACCCGGCGGCATGTTGGGCCAGATGGCAACCGGTGACGAGCAGCGCGGCGCATACGCCTACGGCGGTTCGTTCGCGCGGCTACGCAGACAACGACAACGCCGCATTCGGTGCGTGGTGTGAAACGTGGCTCACCGAATGCTTGCGCGTCCTGAAACCCGGCGGGCACCTGCTCGCGTTCGGTGGCACCCGCACCTGGCACCGTCTCGCCGTCGCCGTCGAAGACGCAGGCTTCGAGATCCGCGACTCAATGGCGTGGCTGTACGGGTCTGGATTCCCCAAATCGTTGGACGTATCCAAAGCGATTGACAAGGCAGCGGGTGCGTTAGCGCATGAATCGAAAAGGTTCATTGTCGCGGGCCAAACCGGCAAATTAATAAATCCGCCGACAAAGGGCTACGTGCCACCCGCTCCGGCTACCGACGCCGCGAAACAATGGCAGGGCTGGGGAACAGCACTCAAACCCGCATTTGAGCCCATCGTGGTGGCGCGTAAGCCGCTCACGGGAACAGTGGCGGCCAACGTGTTGGAGCATGGCACTGGCGCGCTCAACGTGGACGCCTGCCGGATAGGGACGACGGTGGAAACGTGGCCAAGTAGCCGCAGCTATTCGGCGCGCGAAATGTCTCGGCCGGGATCAACGAAGGCCAGCGACGCTGAAACGCAACCAACCGGCGACGCACCAAGCGGCCGTTGGCCCGCGAATGTGGTGCTCGACGAGCACACCGCCGCGCTAGTCGATGAGCAAAGCGGCGTGAGCACGAGCGGGGCTGCGGGCCTCAAGGGATCGTCCGGGTTTGCAGACGGATACTCGGGGGAATATTCCGTCCCCTACGGCGACACCGGCGGCGCGTCACGATTCTTCTATGTGGCGAAAGCACCGGCGGAGGAACGCCCAACAGGTAACGGCACCGCGCACCCGACCGTGAAACCGCTCGACCTTATGCGGTGGCTTGTTCGGCTCGTCACACCACCGGGCGGCATCGTCCTAGAACCGTTCGCCGGTTCCGGCACCACCGTTGAGGCGTGCATCAA